CACGCCGATTTGCGTTTCAGTGACCACGACAGCCGCTGTGTCCCATGCCTTGTCAGCCGAGTATCCCTGGAGTTGCACGGGAGACGGGAAAAGCCCCGCGACTGTCATGCTGACTACCGAATTTGCAGAGGTGATCGTGCTTGCTCCGCCCGTCACCGCGTTCGTAAATGCTCCCATACGTCACCTCTTAAAGAATGTCGATGCTCGAAAGGCTGAAATTTTGGACTGCTCCACCATCTGCGTACCATAGGTTCAGGATCGGCGTTTGTCTTGCATTCCTCGCTTGCGCACCCGGATCGAGAATCTGCAAGTAGTAGCCGTTGGATTGAATCGTTCCCGCCACGCTTGCGCCAGCGGCATTGTTTACCACAGCGGCTTGAGTCGATGAAAGTGTGACGCCGGTCTGAATCACGCCAGCATTGAGCGCGTTGTTGATTGGCCCATCAAACGTCACTCCGCCATTGGCTGTCGGCTGACCCACCAGGGCTGCGCGAATCAGTCCGTAGCCAGTCGGGTCATAAGGAATATCGTTCACCGCCGTGTAGAGATTGAGTAAGGCGAGTTGGAGTTGTGCGCTCAACCAGATTTGATTGACGTACTGATCAGCCCACGGGAACGCTCCTGGCATATTGCCGTTCGAAAAGAACGTGAATCCGGCATTGCGCGATGCAAAGGCTCCGTAGCAGTTATAGCCGTTTGCAAGCAGATTCGTGTAGGTCTGGAGGTTTGCGCACGTCGGAAGGACCGCAGCCGCCATAGCCGATTTCCCAGCCAGCGTAATGCGCCCGTTGGTTTGTGAGAAGTTGATGGAGGCAATCATGCCCTGTACGAAGGCCGCAGTGTTCAGAACCAGAGGGGCAAGCGAACCAAGAGAGGGATCGCCACCGATACACATCACGCCATTGTAATTGTTTGTTTTCGCTACCACTCCGAATGGTTCGGTTGCGTTCTGAGTGCAGGCCAGCACGTCGCTATCCCACATCACCGCGAGATACTCATCATCCTGTTCGCTGAACCATGCTGCGAACAACTCCTTGGAGGCAAGAGAGGGTTCGATAAGATAACTCATCGTCGCCCAGTTCTGGGAAACCGCCACCACGTTGTTCATGGCGCTTGCGGGGGTATCAGCGGCAGCACCCTGTGAAAGCGTTGCTCCGGTTGCTTGTGTGAGGTACAGATCGGCAGCAAGCGTGCCTGTTGCGTAGGCGATAGTCTCCGTTGCTCCGGTCAGCGTGCTTGTGAAAACAAACGTACCTTGCACCGCGTTCCACGTCACCGCAAACGGAGGCGATGTGAAAGCAGCCTGAATCGCTGCCGCCATCAGGCTTTGGCTTGCAACTCCAGTAAGATTGATGGAGCTTGATGTCAGAGGCACACCAGCAAAATCAATGGTCAGCGTTCCACTGTAGCCTTGGAGCGTAGCCAGCGGAACAGTTGCTAGAGAACCAGAAGCAAGCCAACCGGCCCGCGCCGCCGCGTTGAATGGTGCAAACAGGATTGCCGATGGCAGTTGTGTGCTGTTCACATACCCAGCAAAGTAGATTGACGCGTAAGCATATTCAGCCGACGATGGCCCAAAGTATATTGACACTGCTGTTGCGCTGGCAAAGCTAAGAACTTGCCCAGCGGGCATCAGGGGGTTTTGCGTCAGTACAAGGCCGCTCATCACTAGCCCTGCCCCACCAGGACTCAATACGCCGGGGATTACGTTTGCAATTTGCGAAGCCGGGATCGTCATTGTTTCTCCTTATGCGTCCACATCGTCAACGATGTTCATCTTGAGTGTATCGGCAGCTTGCTGAGGCACTCTCACAAGTGGATTGTATTGCAAACTCATCGTCAGTGCCCATCTGCGTTCATATTGTTCCTCACCTGTTATCAGCGGAGCCTCATGCCCATCATCGCAATAAAGCGGAGCGATGCCAATAGGAAACTGAGCAACCGCATACGGAGTACGCCAAACTGTTTTGAGCGCCGCGCACCAGTCGCCAGAGGATGCGCCGTAGAAGTCCGCTTGAATCGTCAGGCGCTTCGGGCCGATGATGTTGCGTTCGAGATTCACCTTGTCATACCACTGACGCGGAACCTCAAGATCGGAACTTGCAATCTCCGTCAGTTCAACGAAGCTCCCTACCGGCATAGCAACCCGGTTCACCTGGGCGCGGATGACTTGTGCCGCTCCCACGAACGGCTGTATGAACGCGCCGAGAGCATCGAACACCGAGTCCAGTGCTATTGAAGCAACGTATTGCGTAGGGGCGCTCATGCGGGAACCTGCATCTGGATTGCAGCGCGAGTCCAAAGTGGCCACTGTTCCAGGACTGCCACTGTCAAAAATGTATCGCCGCCAAATGTCACCAAATCACCGCCCTGCGAATGGGCACGAACCACTGCGTTCAACTCGCCACGCAGAATGATGGATTTTGTTGCGCCTTGGATGTTGAGGCCATCAAGGTGACGAAGATCGGCAGCAGTAAGCGCCTGGACCTGTGCATATCCTGTGACCGGCGCTGCGTAGGATGGAACCTGCTTTAGGCCAGACCCAACAGTATAGCCAGACGAGGCCAGCACAGTAACCAATATGTTTGGATTAATGGTATCGGTCGATTGGTTTGCAATTCCACGCAGGTCCATTACTGGCTCACCTTATAGCTCGTCGATGCCAACATGGTACCCGACCACACAAGCGGCTTTGCCTGCGTTCCTGATGCAACCGGCTCACCTGCCGCAACGTCTCTCTGAGCCTGCACCACATCACGGGCGCGAATGTTCTGTGGATTGTTGCCAAACTTGTAGCGCAAGCGAAGCGTGGTCTGCGAGAGCGGCGGCGCGGTCAAGTCGATAATGCTTTGCTTGAGTGCCCCCTCAATCTCTTCGCCCATGAACGCCAGAGTCCGATGCCCGTCCATCTTGCTGCGCTTCAATTCGCCGGCCATCATCTCAGGCCATTTGCCGGACTCGTTCGATACCATTGTGCGGAAGAAGGGGCGCGGCGGTGCAGGGAACCTGCCCTTGTGTCCAAACTCATTCCAGAACGCAATCGGAGCCTGGTCGCTGTCGATGAAGCCCACCTGAACCGTTCCATGCGCCCGCTTTCCCAAGTCGAGGAGCTTGGCTGTCACCGCATCGGACATCTTTATTGCTCTGGTAGCCAAATCGGCACCTGTTCCTCGAAAACCCCATCGCAAGAAAACTTGACCGCTGAAACTGTCGGCAACTCCAACTCTTCATTCTCGATTCGCTCCAGATCGCGCTTCAACTCGGAAGCGTCAATCGAGAGCGTGACCGTCATACCGGACGAGCGGAGCCAATTCGTTCCCATTCCGTTCCCCGTGAACCCTTCCACCCGCGTCGGGTTTGCAAAATACTTCATTCCCCGATAACTTGTCGTTGCCTGCCAGAACGCCGCTCCATACTGCGACTGCTTGAACCATTCGCCGCTTCCAGGCGTCGCTGGTGAGTAATCGAAGGTAGCGCCCACCGCCCCTTCATTGGCCGCGCTGACGCGCCCTACGGGTCGGGGCTGGCCATCTGCGGTGAGCAACCCGCTCAGGAACGCGATGTGAGCCGTCACCATCTGGAGTAATACACCCCGTAGGTTAATGTCTTGCACGATGCTACAGTCCGTATTGTTCAAATACAAACCAGCTTCCGCAAACATCGAAGAGAACAGCGACGGATTAACGTTGTAGGCCTCTGTGAACTCAGGGTAGCGGCCTACGAAAATGGCGGGATTGAACGAGGCAATCACGAATTGGCAGGCTCCATTACAACACCATCAATTTTGGCCGTCTTGCTCATCGGCTCGAACCCCGTTTTGACCTTCTCCGCGTTCTTTGCCTTCGACTGCGCTTCCTGCTCAGAATGCGCCTCGAATACAGCCCGCGTCTTCAAAGGTCCAAACCCCTCGTATGCTTCTTTCCATGCGGCCCAAAACTCAGCATCGACAGGCGTGGTAGAAAACATCTTGGGCGGAAGATAGAGGCCGCTTTCAGTCTTCGCCTCGTAAACCCCCGCAAGCGTCACTGTCAGGTTGCGGTTCTTGGGGTGATGCAACACAAGGCCGTTTGGTAGACGGCAGCCAATGAGAACTTGTTCCTTCGCCATGATTCCCTTTCAAGGAGCGGCTCTAGGCCGCGCTGAGGCCGCATCTCTGCGACTCCTGTTGAACTGCTAGACGCCGAGTAATTGGGCGATTAAGAATGGACGGAAGAGCAAAGTCCCCCATGTGCCTTGGCTGGTCTTCTGCTTGAAACTCGACAGCTCAATCTTGATCGGATGCGCACGCAGCTTCTCGGTAAAGGCGGTGGTTGCCGTCCTTTGTCCCTGCATCTCATCCGCGATCAACTGCACAAGGTTTCCAGAGGCGGTCGAGTATTCCGGCGCCGTCTCGATCTTCATCTTCGGGAAGTTTTTCTTGAGCATATCCTGCACGTTGACGTTATATTGATTGGTCAAGGTGAGATATACCTGCGAAGTGGGAGACATGACCAGCGTCAAAGGAGAGGCCATGTCAAGTTCGACAAGGCCGTTGGCCTGGGAGACAAGCTGTCCATAGAGCGCCTTGATGTCGTTGTAGACAGCAATCGCTCCATTTGTGAGGTCAGTTGCCTTCTGCGCCCACGTTACAAGGCTGCTCCCGGTCGTGGTATCGGCGATGGGAGCAATCGGGGCCGAGAGCGACGGGTCATTGAGCAAACCGTAGTTTGCCAGCCCCGCGATACCGAAGAAATAGCTCTTGTTCTGAAACTTGTTCAGCGTCAGAACCGAAGCGATTCTTTGTCGGTTAGCCCAGTCGATGCGGGCAAGGCCCATCTTTT